ATGTATTTTGGCCATTGGATCTTAAGGCGGGGGACCAGATTCTTCTACCATCGAAGGTGCAGGCGCAGTTGTCATGAAAGAATCTGTAGTAGCTCTCTGGGTCAATGGTCGTGGGATGTCTCACGAATTGACTCGGCGCATCATGTCGTTGAGCTTCAAGTACAGACGGAACAAAGCCGATTCGGGAACGATTGTGTTAAGGGATCCGGATGCAGAGTTGTTCGATACGAGGATTTTCAAAAAAGGTCAGTTGCTTCATTTCATCGCTGGATGGACTGATGAGGCGCTTCCGGCCGGGCCATTCATGGTGAAGTCCTACAAGATGGCTTTTCCAGAGGGTGGAGAGCCAGCGTTGACAGTCAACTTTCAGGACCTATCTCACAAGCTTGATAAGAAGCAGAAGCGACGAAAGCATATCGGGAAGGTATCAGCCATCCTCATGAAAATCGCGGAGGAGCACGGTCTAGGGTATGACGTGGATTCGATTGATGGGCTGGAGTTTTCTGATGATTTTCCTCTGAATCAGGTATCAATGACGGATGCTGGGATGCTCCAAGTTCTTGCGGACCGTTACGGGTATTCATGGGGCGTGTCGAATGGAAATCTGATTTTCAAGCGTCCGGCCGACAGGCAGATGAAAAAGCGCGGGACACCGAGGGTGTTGTCGTACCGCATAAACGATTGTTCGATAGCTTCATTCAATCCGGAGGTGAAGTTTCAGTCGTTGGGGAAAAAGAAGGCATCGAATAGCACGACGGAGAATTTGGACCTTCTGTCTGGCGATGGAATTGGCGGATTCATATCGAATATACTGGCGGGGGATATGACCGAAGAGGAACGTCAGGAACTGTTCGCAGAGCACAAGGGAGAAGCTGAGGAAGCGGTATTGGTCGAGGAAAGTATCGGGTCGCTTCTTGAGAAGAATGTTGGGGAAGGATTTCGGAGGTTCTATCACGAAGCTGTAGACAGCACCGAGCGGTTGATAAGTTGGGCAGCGGATACAGGATATCAGACTACGAGGGAGTCGTTCGGGAAGACGGAGAACCAGTGGTTTACGGAGCAGATGAAGCGAGATGTGGCCACGCATGTTGACAAGAATCAGGATGACGATCCGGATGCGGAGCAGTCAATCTATGATGAAGTGTGGGAGCTGGAACATTCGGATATGACGTTGGCTACTCCGGGTAGCATGCCGGAGGCTGAGAGACGTCGAAAAGGGAAGCTTGCGAAGATTCGAGAGTTGGTCACTGCGGACTTGAAATTGACCAGAGCTTCGATGTCCTATCGTCCTGGCGAGACAATTATTGTTTCAGGAGTTGGAGGGTTTCTGTCGGGGGAGTATCTCATTAAAGAGGTGAATCAGTCGTTCCAAAGAAACGGGATGCCGTTCAACACTTCCATGAAGGTTTCGAGGTCTCGTCTTGGCACAAGTAAGAGGGCTCTGAAGCATATAATCAAGCAGGAGGAAAATGTCCGAAAAGGAATCATACCGATAACCGGTGTTCAGGAAGAGCAGTTTGAGCCTGAGCTGGCAAACACGGGAATTGTCAAAAAGGTAGACGATGCTTAGCAACGAAGAATTTAAGCGACGGTATTCTAAAAGGTACTTTGGGAAGTACAGAGGCGCTGTCGTGGATATAGATGACCCCAAGAAGCTTGGCAGAGTGAAGATAATTGTCCCAGCTGTGATGGGGAGCGAGGATGACATCGGATGGGCGTTTCCTCTTCCTGCATCGGGTGGAGGAGTCAATACGGGGGATCTTCAGCTTCCAGAGAAAAACGACTATGTTTGGGTCGAGTTTGAAGAAGGTGACACGAGCAGACCTCTGTGGCGTCATGGATCTTGGGGGATACGGAATGATGAGAGCATGGTTCCGAAGCATTCTCGCGGCGAACCGGATGAAACGGATTACGCTTTCAGGGAATCGGGGAATGTTCCCCCAACACAGTTCAACGGGCAATATGGGAATGTCAGAGTCATCCAGAATCGGTCGGGTGGAAATTTCATAGAATTCGATGATACCCCCGGCGAGGAGCGTCTTCAGATTGCGCATTTGACGAACACCCGCTTGGAATTCACTGCCGATGGAAGCTACCAGGAAGCGGTTGCCGGCTCATCTAGAAGGAAGGTTGGAGCTAACCATAGTGTTGAGGTGTCTGGGAAGCAGGATTGGCTTATCAAGGGGCCGAGCGTCTTCAATGCTGAGGCCGAGAGGGTTGAAGCCTATGGCGGTCCGTTGACACAGATCTTCAGTGAGTTGAACCAGACTGCAGGGGCTGTGAGTCAGCGTTTGGAGTCACAGACTCAGGTTGTTACGGGTTCATGGGCAGTTCAGTGTGGTGGTCAGGGAAGCATGATGTTCAACGGGGCGTTGGCGTTCATGATTCAGCAGAACCTTCAAATGACGGTATTGGAGAACGCAGAGATTTCAGTATCGAATGCAACTGGGATTCCGACAGCGGATTCGGTTCTTCTACACGGGTATAACGGCAACGTCCATCTTACGGCATCAGACGTAACCGGTGCCGCCATCAAGGCAGAGGTGTTGCTGAAGGGAAACTCACCTACGAGCAATATTTTGCTCGGGGGTGCCTTGGCCACTGAGCCGATGGTTCTTGGCACATTGTTCAAGACTTGGCTGACTACGATGTTGGCTCACACGCATCCGACAGGGACCGGGCCGAGTGGTCCTCCTCTAGAGGCAGCAGCGTTGATAGCTCAAATAGATACATTCTTGTCTACGGTGATAATGGGGAAGATGGCATGAGCATGCTGGCATACGCGGCTCAGTTTACAGTCGATCTTGGAGATCTTTGGGCGAATGCGGATGCGAATACGACGGTGTACGATACTGCCGATCTAATCGAGGATTTCTGGGGAAACTGTGAGGTCACAGGATATCCACAGCCAGTAAATCAGACCAATGTGATTTCTCAGTCTTCATACTCAGGATTTGCGATAATCGAGCAGCCTTTGGCGTCACACACACCGGCGATTGCAGCGCAGGCGTTTGAAACTGGACTCACGGCTTTGTGTATACAGACAACCTTTGTCCTGGTTGCTCCACCGTCGGCGGTACCTCCGACAGCTCCTCTTCCAGGGGGAGCTGCTACACCAGGTCTGCTCACGACAGCTTTGACCGCGATTTTTACACAGGGAGCCGTTGCAGGAGCTTCTACGCCAACAGCTCTTCTTGTAGCGACTGAGATTATAAAGTTTTTGAATGGTTGGATATGCAGTGTCTTGATTCCGCCGGCGACTTCGCCGGTGCCGGTACCGATAATTTGATGGAACAGAGCAATGAAATAGTCCTTCGGGACAGGGCAGAAAAAGTCGTCGAGAGATGCCGGAGAGCAAAGGCTGGAAGCCTCGCTGAGAGGACTGTCGCCATTGCGGAAGGCATTGTGTGGGTTGCTGAGTGGGAGATTTATAAGCTCACGAAGCAGATAAAGGCTCTTGGGATAGTGATGAAAGATCGAGCCGAAAGAGAGCACGGTAATGGCTGAATGGCAAAGCTTCAACCCGAGCGATTTGATTCCATCTGAGATTGTCGATTTGGCTTCGGCCTGTTCGACTATCGGGGACCAACTTGCCACAGTTCTTGATACTGCGGCTACAGTGCTCGATGTAGCAAAAAATTTTGTAACCGGTTTCTCGGATCCTCTCGCGGCTGTTACGAAGGAGCTACAGGACCTGATATTGTCTACGGTACAGGCCTTCACTCAGACCGGAGTTTACATGCTGAAGCACGCTCCACTATCGGCGAAGATCCCGGCGACGCCTTCTAGATGGCTTCGAGATGTTGCCTATTCGTTGGATGATTTGTACGACGAAGAGCGGCCAATTTTGGTTGATGAGAACGCGTATGTAGGCGCAGTAGTCTTCCTTGCGACATCCCAGTACTACAAGGACTTGATGAGTCTGTTCAACAACATGTTGAAGCTATTCGGTATGGTGGGGCCAACTTTGGACCAAATTGCGTCATGGAAGAACGTTGGCGATCCATTTGTGATTATTCCAGGGGTAGGAAGGGCTCCAGATTGGGAGTCAAAGCGAATGATTGACTTCATGCCGGACCTTGGGAAAGTTGCAGACCTATTTCTCAATTTTTCAAATAGTGTGGCCGCAGCACAAGACGCTTCTTCTTTGTATGGGCTATTTGCGGATCAACTTTCGATGAAAGCTGAGGCGCTAAGGGCAATATCCGATGATGTGGCGTCATTGGTTGAAAAGCTCACTGAGAACATGGGATTCGAAGGGGCTTACATGCTTCCGATTTATGGGCAAGGGGATAAAGCATGGCTTCAGCAGCAGTTGACAAATTCAACTGGAGGTCCGATGGATTTGCCAGATGCACAGTTTTCACTCGGTGTGGTATTCTTAGTTACAGGTGGAACATCGGAGCCTGCTGATTTGCTGTTCACACTTATGGGATTGGAAACGGAGTAGACATGGCTGATTATCCAAAAGGAATAAAATTTCCGTTCAGAGTTCAGCCTGCCGGAGGAATCGGATTGGTGAGCGAGGCTGACAAGATTACTTCAAATCTTCATGCGTTGATTCTCACTTTTGTTAATGAGCGTTTGATAATGAAGAATGTTGGGACAGTCGGATATATGGCTGTCATGCGGAATACAAGTATGGCTGGACTGATTAGAAGCCTCGTTGTAGAGGCAATAACCACTTATGAAAAACGGGCCACAAGATTATCCGTAAGGATAGTTCCGAAGGAAATTCGTGGAGAGCAGCATATATTTGCGGACGTCTCCTATGTATTTTCGTTATCGGGAGAACCGAAGAACACTTCGATACAGCTTACATAGGAGGGACTATGCCAACAGTTACACTACTATCGGGAAACGTAGCACACGTAGATCTTGAGGCGAGGGATTTTGAAAGCTATAGGAATGCAGTTCTAGGTGAAGATGGTCTTGCCGATCTATATATGCCAAACTGGACAGATAGGTCTGAGCTCGACCTTGGAGTAGCTCTTACAGAGGTGTTTTCCTTCATCGGGGATAATCTGTCCTACTATCAGGATAGATGCGCAAACGAAGCTCTTCCGTTGACGTGCGTTGAAAGACGTTCAGTCATTGAGCATAGTCGATGGATTGGTTATGAGCTTCGACCAATCCAGGCTGCTTCGGTTGAGTTGACTATCGTAACAAATGCCGCTGGAACGATGCCGGCAAAGTCAAAAATATTGGTTGATACTTCTGATGGGTCAAACCAAGCTACCTTCGAGATTTATGACGACTTTTTATCAGCAGGAGCAGGGACCTACACAGGGGTTCTCGCGGTGCACGGGGAATTCAGGGAAGATACTCCCCAGTCAAGCACAGGGGCGCCAGGGCAGCTAGTTGAGCTTCAGGCGTCGCCTATGGCGTTGGGGCCTGATGGTTCTCCGTCTCTAGAGGTGTGGGTCACCGAGGGCGGACCCGCGGAGAAGTGGGTCTTGGTCACCAATTTCTTGGAGTCATCTGCTACAGATAAAGTCTACAGAATCTTCACGGATGAAAATGACCGGACGACAGTTCAGTTTGGTGATGGAGTGAAGGGAAAGATACCTGAGTCTGGTGTAGGTAATCTTCAGTTCAACTATCGTGTTGGAGGTGGGGTAACAGGAAATCAGGTTGGTCCGAACAAGCTTACGAGATTTCCTCAGCAGTATCAGTTCATAGATTCTGTTACGAATCCCCTTCGACCATCTGGAGGTAAGGAGAAGGAGACCATCGACGAAGCTAAGGAGAACGCTCCTGCGAGTCTCATTTCCATGGAGAGAGCTGTAAGGCATGACGACTATGCAGTTCAGGCGAAGAAAGTGTCGGGCGTTGCCGATGCAAGTGCTGCACGAGATTATAGGATTCCCTTGGTAGAGATCGTGACTCTTGCAGCGTTCGGTGAGAATCCTGTACCGACAGGAACTTGGGATAGATGGACACAGACAGGGACAGGGACATTAGGAAATGTTGGAAACCATCTTCTTTCGGTGTGCACTACTCCGGTTATTTTGGATATTCGGCCATGTAGACCCATACGAATAAATGTGGCGTACGAGATTTTCTTCATAAAGACTATTCGGATTGAGGATGGAGTTGTGGCTGCTCGACAAACGATCACAAGTTTTTTTCATACAAGCAATCAGAAGATTGGAGTTCAATGCCCGGTCTCGGGGTTGACGAAGGAACTTGAGAGCACATACGGAGTGGATTATCTGAATGTATTGAGGTTTCAAAGGACTCCGTTGGAGAGAAGACTTTCGGGGCAATATTCTGATATTACGTTTGATATATCAGGATATGGACCTGAGACATTAAAGGATAGATGGACCATATCGTTCATCACTCCAAGTACGTTTGAAGTCCAAGGAGAAAGCAACGGTCTTCAGACAAACCTTGGATCGTTAGACTCGGTCTATTACACAGATGATAGAGGGTTTTATTTTACGATTCATAGTGGGGCGGTCCCTCCACTCGCGAGAGAAAAGTGGGAGATTGTTACGGGGGACTATGTGGGAAATATAGACCCTGACTATGATGAGATTTGCCTGTTACCGGAAGGAGTTGAGATACAGATAACACCACGGGTATCAGAGTAGAATGGAACTACTGAGCACACTCACAAAGTCGAGGGCTGATAGGCTGTATCAGCCCTTGGATGATATTTTTCGAAGGGACCTAAATGACAATGATATAGAGGTCATAGTCATAGGTGATGCATCCACAGTCAGAAAAGTTGTTGTGAGTTATTCATTTGAGCTTCCAATTTCAAACAGAAGTCAATCTGGAGAGTTGACGATAACTCAGGATTCTTCGGGAGTTGACCTGAGCCACGAGTATAGTTTTTTGGACCCAGAAATTGATTCAGTAGTATTCGACGTTGATGTAACAGGAGGAGATATTCGGCTCCTCATAGCCTGCACAAATATCGGGGAGAACCCCGTGTTTCAGTATAGACGAGCGTCTATACCAATAGCCTAGGAGGACCAATGACTTCAAAGCATTATGAATTAACCGGAATAGGGACCAACGTTGAGCTTGGAAAGCGTGGACCACGGCTTAAGAACTCTTCGGGGGTAATTGAGCATCGAAACCAAGCGGATGATGGTTATGTGATTGTAAGAGGCGGTCATCCTGTTAACGATAACGATTTGGTCACGAAGTTCTATCTAGAGACTCGGGCAGATGTTCGAGTCACGGGTCAAATAGATGGAGGGTCACCCCCGGCTGCAGGGACACCAGGAAGAGTTTTTATCTGCACAACGGCAGGTGGAGTATATACGTTGGGGTATCTTTATCGAGATGATGGTGCCCAGTGGGTAGAGATTGTTCCTGCAGAGGGTCTTACAGTTGTGGTTACAGATGACCTTTCCGGAGGGACAGAGGAATATACTGGAGACCATGCATATCTTTGGGATGAGGATACGACTTCTTGGATTGACTTAGGACCATCGGTTTCAGCTGTCGGTGTTGTAAAGACTGCCAGGGCAAATTTTACTTATTCTGATGTCGGGGCAAATTTAGTTGTAACGGCACCGGCCAATGCTGTCATAACGAAAGTCATTCTTAACGTCACTCAGGCATGGGACGCATCCGGAGTTTCTGCAGAAGTCGGAGACGCAACAGACCCAGATCGACACATGTCGGCAGACGGAAATGACCTCGCGAAAGTTGGGGTCTATGTTGTGGATTGCGGGTATTTGTATGGGGTTTCTACAGCTGTGAATTTAACGCTGGCCAATAATGGAGGAACCCCCACGCAGGGACAGGCTCGGGTCATTGTGCATTACGATATTTTATAGAGGGACTCATGGATAAGACAACGGCAGGAAACTTGATCGGAACTCTTGAAGATGAGTTTTACATTGGAAAGGGAGACATTACTCAGTCAGGCCAGAACATAGTTGGACTTCGAACTAACGGTTCTGGTCAGCTTGAGTATAAAGAGTCTGGGGGAAGCTGGATTCCCATTTCTGCCGGTGGTTTTGATGTGGACACGATTTTGGTTGATGACGTGACAGGAGCAGTTCTAACGGACGATGTCACCCATAACGTATTGGTGAATGAATAATGAGTGGGCATTCAGTAGCAAGTCTTGGAGCGAGGCATCCACTCCATAATTGGGAGTATGCCGACGCTACAGCAAGGGGAGCCGCAGCAGGGTTTAGTTCGGCTGATGTAGGGAAGTCGGCACTTCAGTTGGATGATAATTCATGTTGGGTTCTGGTCAATCATTTCCCAATAGTGTGGAAGAGTCTTACGGGGGAATTTTCGGTTACAGAAAACTTCGACATGGGTGGTTATGCGATCATAAATGTCGGTAATGTGGATGGTAGAGATGTGTCTGCGGATGGCGGTACTCTAGACTCTCATGTGGGCAGTACTTCGAATCCTCATAGCACCTCAATTGCAAATATAGGTTCAGGTACTTTGGACCAGCTTAATACAGCATTATCCGATGCAACGATTCCGGATTGCGACACGAATGGAAACGTTGATATGGGTAATCAGGACATTGTGAGTGCGAGGACAATTACCTTCAATTCGGTGCCGACAGTTACTCCGTCGGTGGGGACCTTGACTTGCGAGTTTGACAGTTACCAGAAGATTCTTGGAAGTCTGAATAACAATTCTTCCGTTACGATTCAGCTTAATACTCCAGTTGGTCCGGGGAACTTTATGCTGATTTTGGTGCAAGGAGGGTCGACTCCGACCACTTCGATTACTTGGGTAACCGAGGGAACCCATGCGTTATACGCTCCTGGTGGTGCCATAGAGGTACAGCAAGGAGTTGGGCAGCGGACTGTTATAGGGTTGTTCTATGACGGGTCGACTTGGTACGCAACAGCCACAGGGGTGGCACAAGTTTTAGCTTCATAGAAAGGAATTGAAAAGATGTCTGCAACAGTAAGGACCGAATACAGTTACCCAGTTACAGATACGTTGAATGACGAAGTCAACGTTGGGACTTTGACAGACGAGTTGAACGAAGCTGGGCTGTCTGTGACAGTGGGTGTAGTAAGTCTATCAGGGTCAAATGTTGTAATTGAGTTATTGGGAGATGCTACCTCAGCTGATTTGGTCTTGGTTGATGCGGTTATAGCAGCGCACCAAGGCATAGATTATGTAGAGACGCCAATTTTTGATTATAATGATGAGGCTGCGGTTTCAGACGACACCGGATCGGAGATCCAAATAAAAGAAGTTGAGACAGGGCCGTTGACTGCTGGAAAGCATATGGTCGATTGGAGTGCCGAGGTTGCAGTAACTTCGACTTCGAGTGGAGAAGCAAAAGTCAGATTTTCACTACAGCGAGAGGGGAAGACAGAATACAGCAAAGGAGAATTCTCAACCCAAGCAAGCCAGTGGCAGCATGTATCAACACCCTTTATCTTCCATGCAGCTGATGGACAGAATTTCTTCTTCAGGATTTACTTGCAGAGAACCGGAGTGGCCGGAAATGCAGCAAGAGTCCGGCGCTCAAGAGTGTCAGTACATAAGGTTTATTAAGAATGCCAGTTTCCTTCGACAGCGTAAATTCAAGTAGTGGCTATCCGCCGAACGGAATTTCGGTCACTCATTCTCTAGGCTCTGGAAGTGGGAATAATCGGATAGTGCTCGTGGCGATTATAACTGTCGGAGGAATCGGAGAGACGGTTTATTCATGTACCTATAATGGAACTGCGATGACACTTTTAAGAGAAATGTCGGAGACCTATTATGGTCGGGAGACCTGGGTCAGAGTTTATCAGATACTCGATTCAGGTCTACCATCCTCTTTGGGGTCATACACAGTTTCGGTATCCTTTAGTGGAGGGGCTTATTTTGGAATTGTTTCGGCGATAGGTTATGAAGGAGTTAATCAGGTAGTTCCTCCATATGCGTCTAGTTCAGGCAGTACTGGGTTTAGCGGGGAGTACTCAACAAACATTACGGTAGCGTCTTCAAGTGGAATGTTGGTAGACATTGGAGGAGTAGAGGCATCCGGTGGAGGTGTCACATCGCAGGCGCCAAGTTCGGGGCAAACTGAGCGCAGTGATATGCTTTACCAAGAGATAGATTTGGCCATATCGGAGAAGGCCTACAGTTCATCTGGGCCAAATTCTATGGGGCAGACTCCGAATGGCAGCTATGCAGGATTTGGACATGTTGTAGTTGAGCTAGAAGAGGCTGGAGATGGGATCGGCTTATTGGGAAGCCAGGGCTATTCAACACTATACGGAGCGTCCATATCTGGTTCATATACTTGCCATGCAGGGAGTAATAGAAAACTACTCGTAGCTGCAGGAGCAGAGGATGTTCCTATCGGGGACGTAGATTCGGTAACGTATAATGGAGTAAATTTGACGAAGATCGCTGAGGTAGATCATTCTATTCCATACAATAATGTAGCATGGTTTTACCTGGATGATGCAGACTTCCCTTTAACTCCAGGCTCATACACTCTTCAGGTAAATTTCAGTGACGCTGTTTATCCTGGGCATATGATGGTCATAGAGATAGAGAATGCCAAGCAAGGAGCTGTAACAGTTTATGAAAGTTCTGAAGGGTCAAACTATAATTCTTTGATCACTTCTTTGACCACTACCGAGAATGATTCTTGGATAATTGGGGCAATGATAACAGGGGCAAACAATACTTTTATAGCACAGTCTGGACAGAACAAACTAGTCGACCAGACAGAAGGCGGAGGAGTATGTTCTGCTTGTATGGGATACGAAGAGGTCCATTTGGCGGGGGCTACTGCGATGCAGTGGGGGACAAGTATCACAGCAAATCGTATGATTCAGCTTGTCTTGGCGATTCCACCAGCACAGGATATTGCTTCGAATGTGATAATGATCGGGACAAATTGTTAGATATCGGAGAAGCGCATGGCGAAAAGTCTGCAAAGAGAAAGGGAGCTTCAGGAAGAAAGCTCCCTACGATGGGAAGCGAGAGATCGGGATATCCGGGCATTGCATGCAAGAATCGCAAGATTGGAACAGGATATGAAAGCTGGGCTGGACAAAAAGGTTGACTCGAAAGTTTACGAGGTTGAGATTCCGGCGTTAAAGGATTCTGTCGGAAAGCATGAATGCCATCAAGAGGCTACGATTGCGGTCATGTCAAGCAGCATGGCCTCGATCGAAAAAAGTGTTCAGAACATCGAAGGTAGCTTGAACAGATGGAAAGCTTTTAAGGTTGGAGGAGTTCTCGCAGTCGTTCTGGCAGTAATTTCTGGGGCGGCATACATGATCAATACAAATTCTAAGACTGAAGCTGTGAAGACTTCTGTGAAAAGGATCGAGACAGACGTCACGGATATGAGGTCTCAGATAAAAGAAATCAAGCCGGATCAATATGCAGAAGCGAGAACTTTGAGGACTATTCGCGAAGCGATAAAAGAAGAAATGTCGAGAGGGAAGTAGATGGAGACTCATGTTCGACAGGTAGGAGAGGAAGTCATTTCGCAGTTTCCGATCTTCGATACAGATGGGGTATCGTATCTGTCGGGCGTTTCCCCAGGAGATTTTGAGATTTCTGAGTTCAGAGATGATGCTTCAGCGGTCGTTTCTGCTACGGTCGCAGAGATCGGATCAACAGGGATGTATCGGGTCAGGTTTACGCCAACGGAACAGGCTCAATGGGCAGTTATCGTGAAGCTTCCTACGACGGGAGATGTCTGGGGAATGCTTGTAAGGGCGTATTCGGAGTTGTCTAGAGACATCGCGGAAGCTCAGATGAACGCAGCCTATGACGATGATGCTTCGGTTTTATTCTTGGAGACATGGCTCGACCGAGGAGGCCGTACAGTCCCAGCTGCAGATTTGGTGTCATGTTCGGTGACGGTATACACTGCATCCGGAACAGCTTTGTTCACGGTGTCTTCCATTACACCAAAGGCTGACGGGCATTTTGGAATGAGTCAGGCCACTCCTCTTGACGATAATCGGCCGTACAGCGCGATGGTAACGATTGAGGACTCAATCGGGAATGTCACTACGTCTCAAGCATTTACTACGGTTGGATAGATGTTGGTCGTAACGAAAAATAAGAGATCTCAGCTTCTTTTTAGAAGGCCTCCGGAGGGGGACCAGCCGCCGGACATTGTTCTAGAGCGCCCGTTGGTTCTTGAGTCAGCCCCAACGGCGGTTTTAGCAGATAAGGTTGAGATTGAGGTAGGAGGAGCTTTAGTGTGCACGGTTGAGAATGACTTGAAGGTATCGTTGGAGACAGACTTAGTGCTATCCTTGGTATGTGATAAGGAGGATTGATTATGGCTACTCCGGTAGTTTTGAAGGTCAACAAGAAGCGGCATTCTCAGCGTCCATATCTTCGTGTGAGGGTTCAAGATAGCGGCGGAGTCGCCTTTGATTTTACTGGAGCGGTAGGGGTTACTTTTGTCATGTATACAAAAGCTGAGGAGCCTGTCGAAAAAGTGAACGCGCCAGCGAATATTGTCGGAGACCCAACTGGGGGGATTCTTGAGTATCCGTGGACTGCCTCCGATGTAGATACCGCGGGCGAGTTCTTGGCCGAATTCGACGTAAATTACGGGGCTGGAGAAATTATGACTCTGCCTGAAAATGGAAATATCCTGATCACGATTTTTGCAGACGTGAATGACGCGTAAGGAGCAGAGATGGCTGCCAAAATAAATATTGAAGTAAGTGGGCATCCACAAGGAAACCCCGGAGACCCGGAGGTACATCCATATTCTGTTATCGAGAGTTCCGCTCCAACAGTGAACCTATCCTTGACAGATGACACCGGGGTTACACAGTACTTCTGGTCTTTTTTGTCGAAGCCTGTGGGGTCTACTGCTACGATGCAGAACGCTACAGCTCCGAGCGCCAGTTTCACTCCGGATGTGGCTCTTGCAGGGACTTACTTGATCAAGTGCAGCATCAACAATGATGCGACAGTTGTTACAAATGGACTGGGATTCACCACCCAGGTCCTTGAAGTCAGAATCCCGAGCGCTCATGAGACGGGGGAATTCAATGCATTGATCGGGTGGGATGAGACTATGCAGGACTTCATGAGAAAAGTTGATGCACAGATTCTGGCCGCCGGCGATAGCTATTGGGATCGCTTTGATGGAAGCGGGTCCGGTGGAGTCGGTTACTATCTCACGCCGGCGCTTTCTGAAAGGGTATCTATACCTGTAGGAACAAAAGCAGCTCCTTCGATGGTATTCTCCAACGATATCGACACAGGACTATGGTCGCCATCGGCTGGGGTAATCGCTACTGCGATAGGGAACGAACCGGGTGTCCAGCTCAGGAGAAGCGGGTCGGAGCTCTTTCTAGAGACCTACGATGTAGATAACTCAAGCTATGAGTTCACTATTTTTCATCAGCATGTTGGACCTGGGGCTCCGGCGATTTTGACTGTGAGGGCTTTGGGTACAGATGATAATGTCGGTGGGAATCTCTATTTGGAAGCTGTTGGGGGACCCAATAGCGGAACGGTTCAGCTCGAAGTCAATGCAATTGACGGTGGCATAAGTATTCTGGAGATCAATTCAATCAGCAATTCAGATAGTGCCACATACCTTTATGTGACCACCGAGACTGAAGGGACTCCATATCTGGGAATTACTTGTGAGAGCACCGGTGCTGGATGGGCTACGATGCGATTGGCTTGTGAGTCTTCTGGATACGGTGCATCGTTGATTCTGGGTTGCAAGGGGGCTCCAGGGGCGTCTGATGACGAAGGACGTCTTCAGCTTGGCGAATTCGATACAGGGAAAATTGCATTTTTAAGTTCCGACATTTACGCATCATCGAGTTGGACTGGATATTATGTTTTTCTAATCGAGGATTCTACAGAGTTGGATGCCTTCTTTTCCGCCTATGGAGAGGTGTCCATCATTGCGGCTCTTGCAGCAGCAGGAGGTGGAGGAAGCAGTCTTTGGCAGCGAGCAGGAACCGTATTAAGCCCCCTAGCGGCTGGTGACACTGTTCGAGTAGGGGCAGGGTCAGCCTCGGATGTGGGAGTTGGATTTGAGGGTACGAACAACACCGGGTTGTACCAGAAGTCAGCGACAGAAATTGGACTCGCGATAAGCGGAAGTACGGATTCATTTTTCGGTCGAAGTGAGATCGGAGGCACCTATGGTGACCGTCCATCATTCATGGGCGAAGAGCCAATAGGACTCGTTTCTTACTCGAATGACAGCTCGAAT